TGTGCCACCTGCGGCCCCCGCACCACCACTTAGTGCTCCTGTAGCAGTAGAGGCCGTAGCCCCACCAAGTGCACCACCAACGGCACTACCAACGCCTGCAGTAGCGGCACCCATAGCGGCACCAGTGATCGCACCACTGAGGAACTGTTGGAAAGCCCTAGAGCCACCAATAAGGTTATTGTTGAGGTTATCCCTAGCTTGCTCAACGGATGCCTTAGTCTGAATATAAAGAGCGTCCTTCTGAAACCTTACGTTCCACACATCATTAAGGTAGGCTTCCTTAGTTGCGGTCTCTTGTCTAAGAGTCTGCCCACTAATTGTCTGCTTGATCTTATCTTGAGATCTACCGTCAAGACCTGTCTCAGCAATAGCCGCTTCAATCTGTGAATTGTTCTGGTAGGCATTAAGAGACAAAGAAAACAACTCACCTAGTGCAGAGTCGTACATTGATCTTTCTTGCCTGTCAAGTGACGCCTGATTGTAGTTATAGTTTAGCTGAAGGTAGTGCATCTTCTTCTTGAAGGCTTCAACCATGCTACGGTTCTGTTTAGAGATTCCATATATAGAGCCTGCACCACCAACTACTGCACCAACAACGGCACCTACTCCGATAACTACACCACTCATTCTTTAATCAATTCCTTTCTATTAGTTGTTAATAGCATCCACTCCGGAGTAAACTCTTTCTCGCATTCCCTTAGGTCAACCTTATCAGTCCTAAAGCACATCGTAATGTGCGTGTCTTCAAGTGCCCTAAAGGCTTGCCTACGGCCACCCTCAGCCTGAATGACGTTGTAACCCTTAAGCCTCCCTACAGTATTCCCTAGGGTAACATAACAATCCCCACTGACAATTACAGTAGTAGGGATCTTGATGTAAGCTCCAATAATAGCTACATCCTTAGGGATAAAACAGGTTCTGTAATACACCCCTTCATAAACAAAGTGTTCAATGGGGATTTCAACTTCATTACAGACACAACTCTCCATAGCATGAATTGCGATGTCACAAAGCATGTTATTCTGCTCAGGAGTTAAGGGTTTCAACTTCATACGCTACTATTCCTTCTAATGTAAAGACCTTCCCAACCACCTGAAATCAGGTTAATAGGTTGGACATTGTCGGAGCAGACAGTAATGACTACTTCATCATTATTGTCTTGAATCGGGAACTTAAACTTACCCGTGTAAACCTTGTTTGCCCCCAAGATAGTCGGAGATTCACCAAGGTTCCTACCAGTAAACTTATACTTAAAGTGCTTTTCCTTAAGGTCGTTATCAACCTTGCATTCAAATACACCAGACTTACTATAGTTAAACCAGAAGTATCTAAGCTGTAGCCTACCTTCAATCTCAGAGATAATACCTCCAGTATCCGTATTCCTCTTAATGGACTGCTTAGAGAGAGTAACACAGAATTTGTAGGTAAGACCCACAAACACCTCAACACCCCTCATGTCCCCTTGGATCCTAAAGACACCCTTGGAATCCCAGTCGGCAACCTCAGTAACGTAACCGTCCTTAGTGACAATGAAATACTTATGATCCTTAGTAGACGGGAGAGCACCGTAGATATCCATAAGAGACACCTCAGTATAATCCTCATAGTCACTGTACTTATTAGACTGAGGAATTACATACTTCTTCTTACGATCCATAAAGAGCCTAGTAGGCTCATCAGAGAAGTCAACAGCATTACCTGTCAACAATGCTTTCTCTAGATACAGACCATTCGGAGAGTTAATAAGAAGATAAAGCTCTGAGTCAACAAACTCCGCTAGAAGAACCTCAGAATTCTTGTTTGCAAATTCCCACTTGAACCAAGCCTGTTGTTCACTAGTGGCGTTAACAAGAATAAATTTATAACAGTATACGATATTCGGGGTAGTAGAAGAGATAGCCGTAACTACGTTCTCTGTGGTGTTCCCAGAGAGTCTAGTGATGCCCTTAGGGATGTACGTAGGCACATGTGCGGCTACGTCTTCAGCATCCTTAAGGTCAGCCACGTCCTGCAAGGAGTAGTAGCGCATCACAGAACAGTAGTTTACTCGATCATTAACAAAGAAGATCGAAGGGCCAATAGAGATAGGTTGAACATTCGTGTCATAGTCAAAGTTAGTGATCTGGTCACACTTGACACTCTTAGGGGACATGACACCATCACTAGACAACACAAACTGACCTTCACGGGAGAACAGCATAAGCTCTCTGGCAAAGGGTACAGCATGAGTCAGAATGGCAACCTTATTAGAGGAAACCGAGACATCAATAGGGTCAGTGTCTGCAATAGCCGCAGAGGACTTAAACCAGAAATTAAAGAAGTCGTTTGTTGCACTAAGGATAATGGATTCATCAGCGATGACCCCTAGGCGATTACGATAGAAAAAGATATCGTTAATCTTCCTACCAATAAACGAAGGATCAGGGTTAGTGTCTTCATTACCAGAGCCCCTATCAACCCACGGGAGCTTCTTAAGAAGAAAACTTCCATCCTCCTGCCTAACAATAGCATGAGGCATATTCTTAGGGTTGATCTTAGTTGGAATCCTGGGTGCTACAGTTTCCTTCCACACCTTATGTTTGTCGTCCCACTTTACATAGAAGTCGTCATCTTCGGAATTCTTTTCTCCAGACACCTGCATGATGTAATCCTCAGGGGCAATCGGAGGGAGCTTATTAACAGCCGTAACCTTACCCATGTAAGCAATAGCGTTCTGGTTACCAAAGCCGTCCTTAACAAGGACATTAGGAGGATCCCACCCAGACTTAGTTTGGATCGTAATAACAGAGTCACCAACTAGACCTACGTTATAGGAACTCATGCTTGCACTAGACCTAGAGTAACCCATAGAGGCTCTACCATCAACCTGATTCAATAGGTCATCATAGGTACCACCAACGTCAGGGTCAGACCCATCAGGTCTCTTACCAGTCTTAAGAAGTGCATACAAGGCTCTTGCAATGAAGGCAGTAGTAGTCTGCACAGCCTGCTTTGCGTCACCACCATCAGGTGTAATAACACCACACATATACTCACCTTCGACATAAATGGCGTAAGTCTTAGCATACTGGGCATTCTTGATGTACACTAGGGCAGTATTCTTTTTACCCGCAGGTGACGTGCCTTCTACAGCACCGACCTCCTTCTCAGTGTTCAAGACAAAGGTGTAGTCAGCAACAGTAACTGCCTTTAGTTTTCCCCTAGGGTCACTAGTGGTAATGTACTGTTTGGACTCGGCATCTTCAAACGTGCATGTCCTGGGCTCACCATTAAGATCAAAAATCTGATACTCCCCAGAGCCAATCTGGAGAATGTACTTTTCCTGTTCGTCTCTGTTGATTACATGATACTTCTTCTTTGTAGCAACAACACGGTTAGACAAACGTTTGATTGCAAGAGTCGGAGGTCTCTTCTGTAGGCCCTCAACTTCATTAGGAAACCCGTTGACAAGCTCAGTTACTTGATCGGGAAATCTGATGATGTCAGGCTGTTGAGAGACACCACCTTTAAATGAGTGAATGCTTTGAGATACTAGAGGCATGTTTAGCTCCTCTGAGTCTGCTGACTAATGAACTGGTCGTCATTGAGGATGTTATAGTTACCATCCGTCAGTTCATAGTCTACAATGTCTGCATAAGCCGCACTCTCCTCTAGCTGAAGATGTGCATCGATGTCCGCAGAGGTAAGATACCTCATCTGAAAGACTCTACTGGCTCTAACAGTAATATACTTTCTGAAGACCTGAGGAAGCTCCTCAAAAGGAAGCTCCTTGACAAGTTCATCCAGAGTGATGCCTTCAGGGAACTCTAGAGCCCCTGAATCAAGATCATAAAAATAGCCTTCTCTGCTCACGAACTTATAGCTAGTAGAGACAGCCCTTAGGAAGTCTCTACCATAAGCAACTTTGTTAGTAAAAGAGTCAGGCTTCAAGGTAACACTGGTGAGAGTGTTAAAGCTGTAACCCCTAGACTGGATCTCTTGACTGACAGCCTTAAGGATTCTTACAGCATTCAGCACATCCACATTAGCATCATCCTCAAGAGAATTAACAGGGCTAGAGCCTACGGATGACAAAATTTCATTTACTGCATCAAGTTCATTGCTAGGAGTTACAATCATTATTCTTCCTTGTTGTTATTCTTTTCGACGGTTCTTCGAGGCTTAACAGGCTTTGCAGTTGCACTAAGGAGACCCAGTTCCTGAGCCTCCTCGGGGGTAAGCTGATACCCCCACTTGTGCACCTGACAGAAGTAAGTAGTCTCGTAAGCCTTCTTTACTTCTTCAATGGTCATCTATTAAACCTGAGCTTCCTTGACAAAGATACCAACAGCTTCAGGACGAAGACCACCATGGCCCATAGCGTACTTGGCAATGATCTGGTCAGCCTGATATTCAGCTCGACGAGCACGTTCCATAGCGAGATCCTTGAGCTTCACCGTACCAACAGCGGAACGATGGAAGACAATGCCCTGAAGACCCGCAGTCTTGATCTTCGTATTAAGAGCATGCTTGCCATCAATACCATCATTCAGGAGGTGCGGAACTTCAATGACTTCAAAGCCACAAATCGTCTGGAGCTTGCCCGTGTTCGGATCAAAGAGGGCATGATAGTTAGCCGCATCAGGCATAAGAGCCTTCATGACAGCAGAGTAGCCTTCAGGCGTGAGAAGGCAATAGCGGTCACCCTGCGGGACGTAGTTCTTCGTCATCTGAGCACGAGCCGCAAGGAGACCCTCAAGAATCTTATTGCCATACGTGGCTTCCTGCGTAACTTCAAGACCAGTAACGAATTCAAAGGCCTTACCCGTACCGAGAACCTTGTCGGCACCCTCACCATTGTCGGGAATGTTACCATCCTTGAACTTAGCGTCCTTAGCGGCCTCATTGGCGAGCTCATTGATAATAGCACAGTCAGCGCCCATAGCAAGAGCTTCACCAAGCTGACGAGAGTATTCAACTCGAACGTCATAATGGTTCATCGCATCGTCGATATCCGTGATAAGGCAGTCAGCCGTAAGGAGACCGTCGATAGCGATAACACGTTCATTGTGTTCCATCTTCTTACGCTGGTCATCAAGGGAGCTACCCGGTGCAAGATACTTAGCACGGGTACGGCCCATCACAGCGAACGAAGCACTCTTACCTTGAGAGATAGTACGCACCTGATGACGAGACATCATAACGGAAGTACGAGCAAAAGCAGTCAGAACTTCACCCGTGAAGACCTTCATAAAGAGTGCTTCACGATCGCCCGCAGAAAGAGCCTGACCAGGATTGGAAATACCAGTAGCAGCTAGAGCAGCCATTTTTAATTATTTTCCTTTTAAAGTATATAAGATTTGTTGTTATAAATAAAATTAAACACTAGTGGCCCACATTCTCTGTTCGACCTGTCGGGTGTATTCAGGATCCCTACCATAGCGCTTATCGCTCATAGCCTCGATCACTTCAGATTTGTTTGCAAACCCCTTAGGACGATTCACAGGAGTGGCCGTACCACCATGAATAGACTTATTAGCGGTACCCATCTTGGAAGTCATCTTAGACTTCATGCCTTCAAGCATGAGGGAGACAGCTTCCAGATTATTGTTGTCGATTGCTCTGTTAAAGGAGTCAATCGTCTTCTGAGGGAGATTCTTGGATGCCCAATCAACAATACGATTGTACTCCTTAGTACCCCCTACGGAATCATAAACAGCTTCAGTGAAGCGAGATTCAAGAGCCTTTCGACTCTCAATGAAACCCTCGATAACCTCAGAAGGATAGCCTGCCTTCTCAAGTTCAGCAACGGTTTCATCGGAGAGCTTACCATGCTCCTGATATTCTCTGACAGCCTTATTGAAGTCAACACCCTTTTCCTTAAGGGAGTCCTTCACGGCATTAATAGCCTTTTCGTGCTTGTCTACTTCTTCTTGAAGATTCTCTTGATCTTCATTTCGATCATGAACAGCCACATCATCAGCGTGGCCTTCAGTTCCATTAGCTTGTTCTTCATTATGTTCTTCCCCCGACTTTTCGTTCTGAAGAAGGGGATCTCCAATATCAGGGTCAACCTCAATCTGAGTCGTAGAAGACTCCATGATTTCGATACCCTGTGCTTCAGCCTCCTCAGTGAGAGACTGAGGTTCATTAAAGTCAGTCATTAATTATCCTTTACTTCATTGACAGCCATCTGTGCACCTGCGTCAATACCCTGTTGCTGGGCATACTGTTCCATAGCGGCCTGTTGTTCTGCCTGAAGTTCCTCAGGAGTCTTCACTAGACCCGTAGCATCAATATGAGCCGCCGCAAAAATCCTAGTAGCAAGGTTACCAACGTTGAGAGCCTGTAGAAACTCAGGGAACTGTTGCATCAACTGCAAAGCCTGAGCTAGATTGTTAAGATCCTGCCCTCTACCAAGAGCATCAATACCCGTGATGATGGAGGGCTCAATCTCTGCAATACTCTCGTCAACCACAGGGAGCAAACCCTGAGATTGCATCTGATTGTAGACACAGGCAACAAGAGGAAGCTGTAGCTCCTGAGACAGGAGAGAATAGACACCCCCTAGGGTATCCTCAAGTTCACCTGCAACGTACCTAATCTCTTCTGCGGTAACTCTGTCTCTACCTACAGCGCCACTCTGTACTGCAGAGTTAAGAAGGAACGCATAAGACAAACGAGACTCAATCTGTTGAGCAGTAGTGAGTACCGTCTGCATGTCCAGGCTCTTATTGAGTTGCATGGGAACAACGTCCTCCATACGACCCCTAACAAAGGCACCATTCTCTGCCTTAGACAAAGCCCTGATGTTAGTCTGACAAGCAGGAGACACGAGATAGAGAACCTTAGAGGCAATCATGGAGATATCCACGATGCTCTTAGAGAGATTCTCAAGGGAGATAAGGTCGCCTAGATAATCCTCAACAAAGGATCTACCGTAGTGTTCCCCGTCCTTTTTATTGAATCTAAGGGGAATCCAAGGACTCTTGTTTGCAGGATAAGTCTGCTCACTACCCGCAACAGGTTCACCTTCAATCTCCTGATAGGATTCCCACTGATAGGTGTCTCCACTAGCCACACGGTAAATGTGAGTATAGATGTCTACCTTTTCGTTGATAGTCGGTTCACCAGAATCAGGGAGAACAGACTGCATGGAATCAGGGAGACTCCCACGGGAAACAGTATCCTTAGCAACAATCTGAAGGACGTTGCCGATGGTGTCTCTCTGAACAGCGTACTCACGAAGAGTATAGCACCTCATACCACCTTCAGCAGGAGGCAGGAACAGAAGTGCATTGCCTGCAATGATAAGTTGCTTAATAGCTTCAAAAAGAGTCGGTCTAAGAGACTGAGACTCCATGTACTTAATCATCTGCTGTTCCATCATGGACAAACCGTATTCGATATTGTCCTTCAGCTGGTCGTCAGCAGACTCATTAAGAGCTACAGTCGACTCCGCGTCCAACCCCAGTCTAAAGAAAGGTTGATTAGGAGGCAACAGTGAAAGAAGAAGCTTAGAGGCAAGATTGTTAAGACCCCTAGCACCCACAGAATTGTAAGGAGTGGAATAGTTAGTACCACCATCATCAGACTCCTTAGGAAAGAGCATAGGGATCGTGTAGGTTGCACACTTCTCTGCTCTCTGTGTGTACGGGTCTCTGTCTGTCGTGAGTTTGTCATAGGTCGTCTTAGCTCCTTCAAGAGGGATATTTCCTGCGGTATGCTCACTAGTTGCCATTCCAACCGTCCCACCCATCATTCAATGATTGATTACCAACCATCATAACCCTCCATGTTAGACAAGGTTACGGCCTGCACCTGCAGACACATCAGCATTCCCTGCCTTCTTAATTCTAAGACCCTTCTTACCCTTACGAAGCTGAACCTTTTCGGTTTCTTCCTTCTTCTCAGCTTCACCCTTAGGGTTCGTAAGCTCAAGCTCAGGAGCAGGCGTAGGAGCCTCAGGGGCACTCTGACCGCTGTTACCTCTACCAGTCACCGCATGGACAACCTTCTTAAAGGCCTTCTTAACACCACTAAAAAGTCCCATTAAATTTCCTTGTAAAAAGTTTTGTATGAAGAGTAACCCAAGTGTTTCTCATAGGTATTTTCCAACATCTTGTTGTTGAGCGTGTTGGCGTTAGAGAAGGCCAGTAGTCTTACGTTAGTACATGCCCTATTTTCAAGAGCATAAGCCATTGCTCTAGACAAACCAAGACCCTTTTGGAAAGCTACAGTGCACTCTTCATTTAAAAATGTTACTCCCTCAGGTGCATACCAAGGTCTCCCCCTAGACACTAGGGATGCACCCGAGAGAGCATTTTCTTTGTTATAGAAGACAAGGACGATGAAGTCTTCAAATTCACCACTAATGACACCCTTAAGAAACTTACGAACTACCTCTACGTCAGCATATTTCTTAATGAAAGGGAGGGAGTCAGGGTCATCTTTGATGATCTTCGCACCCTTGTCGATGATCTGTTCTAGGATGTCACCATCATTAGGTTGCAAGACACCAATCCTAGACACGTTACTTAGGGATGTTAGTCCCTCTGCCAGAACCCACATAGTCAATCCTCAGGGCCTTCTTGCCCTTGTTCTTCTTGTGTTCCGCAGTTTCTTCAGCACCCATTTCAGGAGCCTCAGGTTCGAGTACAGGTTGCTCAACGGCAGGGGCCTGAACCTTAACCTCAGGAACCTTAGGTTTACTAAAGAGTCCACCCATCAGTTATCTCCATTCTGTTTGTCATGTTTATTTCTAAGGTAGGTAACAACCTGTTGAATACCTAGAAGAGTCTCATTACTCTTTTCATACCAAATCATCTTTCGAATATCAAAGATATCCTCAAGTCTCTCAATGAGATCCTTAGGAACATAAGGAAACTCTTCTTCCTCAACAACGTTGTTTTCTTCTTTGTTCATGTCTTCCTCCTACCTAGGACTATTGATTTAATTAAAAATAGCCCTAGGGGTATTAGTATTGATTAAAAAGGATTGTACTCCTTAGGTAGACCCTCAGATTTACCTAAAGGGTAATCTTCATAATGCAAGATTCTAGCCATAGTTGCCTCTCTAATGGCATCCTCTTCCGTAAGACCCTGAGACTTGAATGCTTTCAAGACCTCAGGCCACCATTCAGAATCAGGATGCCCATTAAGGAGCTTATTGGCTTTCACAGGGCCATAAGTGGGACACCCCTTATAGCCGTCTGTAACGTCCCCTACTAGGGTCTGATAGCACAGCCATTTCTTGGAGTCCTTCTCAGTGATGTTATGAAAGACATCATTACCGAAATCATAGAAGTAACCGGGGATTGTCTTGAAATCCTTGTCCATAGACACTGCGACACAAATATCTTTATAGACAGGACTAGTGCAGTAGATACCCACAACATCATCAGCTTCAAGGTACTTGACTGTATGAGAAATGTAGGTTTCTTTAATCTTGTCTACAAGACCTTTGTAACAACAAGGTTTACGATTAGATCGCCTATTGGACTTATAGTCAGGATTGTAGACTTTCCTAAAGTTATCCTCATCGGAGAAACAGAATACATAGGTAATCTCTTCGCCAACAAAATGCTTATTCAGCTTCTCATCAATAGCAATAAGCATGTCGGTAAAGCAATCCCACGCGTCATCTACTTCAGCATGACAAGTCCAAAGACCATCCCCCCAGTCGATATCCTTCTGGACCGCAGAGGACGCCTTAAAGGCTAGAATATCGCCATCTACAAAAGCATATCTCATTATTCACAAGCCTTAAGAATAGCGTATGCCTTACAAGTGAGCCTCCAATAATTAGTGGCTTCACTAAAGTAATTAAGGGCTGTAATATGTCCCCTAGATGCCGCCTCAGCAATCAGCTTGGCATTCTCACGACAGAAGTCCGCCTGAAGTTTCGGATTGTTCTGATCAATATACTTAAGAAAACTAAGATACTTATTCATTTTCTTTCTGAGGTCCCTCATAGTAAACACTCTCTTCTTCCCAATCAACTTCATAGCCAAGACGTTCAAGAATCTCATAAAAGATTTCTTTGTCAGTCCAGTCTTCATAGAGTTTACAGGGATTTGGAATGTGCATAAAAAGCAGTTTACCATTCAATCGAACTTCGGCACCCCCTGCAGTCCCAAAAACAGGATCCGTCTTATAGAGCCACTTGATGTCAACAGCACTCTTTTTGTTGGCCTTACACAATGCCATTACCTCCTTAGGGTCATTCTTCTTAAGAACCCTTTCAATCTCTTCTACGGTCATGGGTCTACGAATCATAACTACTCCTTAGTGACAATCGAACCAGTTGGCACCAATTTTACCCTCAGTATCCAACTGGCAGTTAAACTTAAAGAACTCCTGAGTCTGTCTCATAGACTTCTGAGCAATCCTTACGCAGTCCTCTGCGATTTCCCTTGTGCGACATGCAACCTGCACCTCATCATGGAGCCACGCCATCATAGCAAAGTCTCCATCCCAACCGTGCTTATAACCCGCTTTACGCATATTCTCCTCAACAAGACAAACCCACTTCTTGCAGATAAGAGCACCTGCAGACTGAAGAAGGGTATTCAAAGCCGAGTGAGGGCTTCGCACATAAACAACCCTGCGATCAAGCCCAAGAATACTATGAGTAATACTAAGATTGCTGTTATCAGGGTGAACACGTTTCCTCCAAGTTACCTTATTGACACCTCCGACCCACTCAGAGGCTGTAATGAGAGTTCTCTCGATGGCTTGTCGAAGTTGCTTAATAGCAGGGACAGACTGAAAGAATTTCTCCTTTAGGCGCTTACCATCAGCCGAAGATCCACCAACTATCTCGCCAATCTTGGCATCGCCTGCTCCATAAAGGAAGCCATAAATAAATGTCTTGGCGTTGTCTCTTGTAGGCAACCCTGCCATCTTCTGGTTATGGGTATGAATGTCACCATTCAATATCTCATTCACGTATTCCCCCTGGTCATAAGGATAGAGAAAATGAGCAAAGCACCTAAGCTCAAGACCTGAAGCATCGATGCCCGCCTCATACCATCCAGTAGGGACTCTAAAAAGAGACCTACATTCCTCCCCATAAGGAGATCTGCCTGCAGGTACCTGTGCAACATTAGGATAAGCATGAGTTGCACGACCAGTGACAGCCCCATTAGGATTAACAGAACCGTGAATGCGAGTGTAACCATCAGGATCCTCCTTCATCAACTTTAGCCACGCATTGTCACCCTCAGCAAGCTGTGCAATACGCTTGTTAATCAGAAGGTACTCCATGATATCCTCAGTAAGGTCAATACCCTTAGCAGTCTTCAGAGTCTCTTCGTCAACCTTAGGGGCACCCGTAGGAGTCATTTCGGTAGGCTCCCAGCCTCGATCCATGAGAACCTTAGCAATGTGTTGGCGACTATTGGGGTTAAAGGTCACCTCTTCATACTGAGGGTACGGGACACCTGCCTTAATGCCACGCTTAGCGTTATCTCGCTTGTAGATCTTGTCTCCCTTATAGACAGTCCAAGACCCACCTTTAGAAACAAGGTTCTCATAAAGAACTTGTCTCTTACCTGACAATTCAGAATAGAGCTTTACTGCCGCATCTTTATCAAAGACAAACCCATTACGCTCCTGCTTAGCCATCACCCAAGCAATGTCATGCTCAAGCTGAATAGCCTTCAAAGGGTAACCCTTAGCCATCAGCTTCTGGAACAACATAAGGGTAACCACAACGTCCTGTTTGTTGTACTCATACATTTCAGGAGTGAACTTGTCCCATGCGTCCTCATGTTCGCCATAGGTGCCCTTCAGTTCACCCATACGATAACCATAAGCCTTCAAGCTGTGGGAACCATAGAGAGCCTTAGGGAGCTTGCCAGAACGCATAAGACCAACGTCAGTGTCCTTGATGTTCGCATAGATCAAACGAGCAAGTACAAGAGTGTCAATACAGACATCTCGAACATCAAATGCAAATCTCTCACCCTTAAGTTTCTTAAGAGCAGGGATGTCGAATTTGCAGATATTGTGACCAACGATGTTGTAGCCACTAGTACCATACTTATTCAGAGCATCAAAGAACTCCTCAAGATCCGTATAGCCAGTGTACAAATCAGTATAGGAGTCGTACAACCAACCACACCAAAACCTCTTGGTCGTATCAAGCAACCCATCAGTTTCAATATCGAACACAATAAATTTGTCTTTAATTGTCAGCATTTTCTATTCCTTAAATAGCTTTGCTTATTCCTTAATTCCTTAATTTCTTAAATAGCCCCGCTAAAAGATCCTACAGGAACACCAAAAGGAAAGCTACTGTAGTAGAGATCACCCACATTGCAATCACGTAGATCTAGATAACTTAGGTCTAGCAGAAGGCTCATGACCAGAAAGTAAGTGGGGGGAGGGAAATAAACTCTTTAAAACTCATTTTCTTCATCCCCAAAGGGACATTCAATATCAGCCTCATAGTCAGAGAGCCTGCCAGTGTCATGATCGTAGTAAAGGTATCCGCTGATACCAGTGTCACCACTAAAGCGATTCTTAAGAACTCTGAGAGTCAACACATTAGGATTGTCACCCTGTTGGTTTCTCTCAAGGCCGATCACCATATCAGAGAGCTGTGCAATAGCTCCAGACCCTCTAAGTTGACTCAAGGACACCTGTGCACCCTCTTCGTGCCCCTTCTTTTCAGGACGCTTAAGATGAGACACTACAAACATGGTAGCTCCTGTCTCTTCCACGAGGGAACGAAGATTAGTCATGAGTTTGTCAATAGCCTTACGTTCACCGCCATCCTCATCGGTATCCATACCAGAGACCACAATGGAGATATGGTCAAGGAAGATACGCTTGCACCCTAGGGACACAATCATATACCTGAGCTTACTAAGCAGATTGCCTGAATCAAGAGACCCAAAATGGTCGTACAGGAAGAAGTTCCCGTTTCCAATAGTCTCCGCAAAAGCTCGGCTTCGTTCATCTTCATCTGTACCCTCAGGGTCGAGTATGAGTCGCTTGTTAAGATGAATCGACATGAGTTCCATCCCAGTTTTGCGAGTAGATTCTTCAAGAGCAACAATTCCGCATAGTTCTCCCCTGTGAACACCAAAGTAGTATTCGAGTTCTCTGAGTATTGTGGACTTTCCCATACCACTCCCACTTGTGAAGACATACAGTTCACCATGTCTAGCTCCTTTAGTTTTCTCTTGAAGTGCCTTCCAAGGATACTCTACAGAATCCTTAAGATCATCAATGTCGGTTACGCACTTCTCATACAAGTCCGTACCCGCAACAATCCCATCAGGCCTGTAAGGCTTGGCATTCCAAACAGCCTGAATTACCTCACTGCCTTTTCCTTCAAGGAGACACTCATTAGGATCCTTCAAAGGAAGGTTAGCAATGAACGCCTTACCTGCAGGCAACACCTTGGCACACTCTTCACTAGCCTTACGACCAGGTTCATCCATGTCAAACATGAGAACCACTTCTTCAAACTTGTCAAGATACTCAAGGTTATCTTCAATAGCCTTCTTAGCCGCTTGAGCCCCATTAGGGATGCTCACAACAGGCCACTTGTTAGACTGAAGCTGACTCACAGTAAGACAGTCAATCTCACCCTCGGTAATCACAATCTTCTTACCAGAAGACCACAACTGAGAACCAAAGAGTCGATTAGAGATCTTACCAAGGACTGCAAAAGTCTTATCAGGAAACCTAAGTTTCTGACCTACGATATTACCGTTGTCATCGTAGTAGTTGGCTACTTGACAGGGAGTTCCCTTGTAGTAACCCACCATGTACTTGAACTTAGAACAGGTATCCTGACTGATCTTCCTTGCAGTCAGGTAAGACACATCAAGATCATCAAGAGGAATACATTCCTTACACATAACACTCTCCTTTTTCTTATGGATTACTTCCCCATCAGCTCTAAAATACGAATTACAAGAATAACAATAACGATGGCCATCGCTAAAGACTCCACAGGCGTCAGAGGAGCCACACTTAGGACAAGATTCATGATAAAGAAAGGTACTCTCTTGATTCATCTTTTAATAACCCAGTTTACAACGAAGGCTCTCCCAACCGTATAGGTTTCTATGGTACCCCATGTCTCCTGCCCAAATACAGGGGTGCTCCATGGGTGACATATGACCTGCGTCAAGGAGCCTTCGTGCCAGCTTCTTGTCCTTATGTTCATCAGGACAAGATCCGTCATGGTTGTTGTAAGACACTCTCGCACAACGTGCAGAGGAAATAAGCATGAGATCTTTAATGAGGACTTCAGAAGAACTAAACAATTCCTTGCAGTGTCTGTCTACTTCCTCTTGGGTGATAAAGGGAAGACTAACATACTTCCCACAAATATGGTAGACACTAATGATAGTATTGCCTACCTTGTCCATCTCACCCTTAATGGCCCTTGCAAGATCCTGCATCTCAGGCTGTGCATCACTGACAAGCCTAAGATGCAGGAAGTTCTCCCATTCAGTAGCAGTAACAATCACGTTAATGTACTGGAATGGTTCAAGGATTCTATTGACGTGTTGCTTATGGACACCAAGAGCAACCATGGATTCTGCGACAGTTACTGCACTGTCTACAGCTTTAAGCCAAAGACCCTTAAAAGACTCATAGGTATCCTCAGAAGCCTCAACAGTACCAACCATGCCAGATTGATTCATGTAGACGTGAGAAGGGATAAAGGGGTCATTGCGCACCTGTTCAATAACCTTAGCTACAGGGATTGCACGGGAGCTACTTGCATTGCGACTGAAGACCCTGTGGGTCATGAATTCACTATGGATCATCCTAGGATACCTAAGGACGAACGTATAGAGATTATCCTGATGGCAGATGCAAAGGGCTTCACTAGATCCAACTTTAGTAGTCATTATCTTCCTCATCCTGGTCGTCGTCTTCATCCTCGTCGTCTTCTTCATCAAGGGACTCAAGATATTCCTGATACTCGTCTTCCCAACGAGCTTCCCAATCAGATTCCATTCGATCAAGTTCCTTCTGAGTCTGCATAATTGCCTCTCTTTTTAAAAAATAAATGGTACCCTAGGAGGGAATCGAACCCTCACGAGCCTTGCTTCTCCACTGATTCTAATTCAGTTGCGTATACCATTTCGCCACTAGGGTATTTTTCTGTGGGGGTAACCGTTGCCCCCTTTCGGAGCTATTTCGGTAGACATCCTAGTCGGGAGCTACCCGACCTCCTAAGAGCTGTAGGACTTCCTCACTTCTCTTATGATGAGAGGAGTACAATCAAACAGCGTATTTGGTACGGCGTGGAGGAATCGAACCCCTTGGCTCCTTCCCGATGTTTTATGCCGATAGTTTAGAAGACTATTTCGGGGGCACACCGTGTAAGTTAATAGTATTCGGTGACCTGGCGGGATCGAGCAGGAAACACCCTGTAGTAAGTGAAAGGACTATCTCGGTTATTGTCCTCCACTTCATGAATAGTTATCTCGTCAGTGTACTCATCATAGGAGTACCTGATGGAATAGAAGATAGGCTCATCAGCTGAAGCATCATAGAAGATGCAAATGCAGTTACGGTTGTAACCATGAGCACCCTCAATCCTCGTATCGTACTTGTAATACTGCCTGTCATAGGCAGATACACTACCCATGGGACCCACAATCCTCTCAAGATCCCATTTACTAAGTCTGATGTAATCATCTTCCATAGTGCCCTCACTTATGTAAGTCAATTATTGCTTCAAGTCGTCTATTGGTGTCTCTGAGTATCTTAACACCTTCCCCGTGTAGTTCTGCACCTTCTGACAGTAGGTTTCTACACTGGATGACTGACTCTGCATAAGCTCTATCGGTATGTTGCAGGATGGCTTTGTTTCCTGCATTGATGTTGTACTGCAGGCGGTTAACCCGCTTATCAATAGCAGATTGCACAGCATCAGCGGTAGCCATGTCTTTAAGAAGTAAGTTAATCGTCGCATCCTTTCTTTCCTGTAGAGTCTTTAGTTCCGTTAAGTGAGTCCTTTGTTCCTCTAGGAGAATCTCTTGATTTCTTTTTTCCTCAAGAGATTCACCTAGAGCCAGTCCCAGAATGAACGCAAGGATAACCATAAGAGATTTCACGTACTGCATACTCTCTCCCTAGGAGTATTGATCTTATTCAATGCGGACAACATCCCCTTCTTCAGGGTCTCCATTAAAGTCCTTAAAGACACCCTTGGAGAAGACTACCTTACTCCAGAACGCCTCAGTATCTTCATACCGAGCAAACTTAGCGCCCTTATACCATCCCTTAACATCAAAACAAGGGCAGTCTTTGTTGACGCCTGCAAAATCTCTGTGACCAAGCACAACGACTTCATCTTTGTAGTAACCTCTAAGGTAATCCAGTAGACACTTAAGAGACTCCTTCTGCTCCTCTGTAAAGTTGTCTACAGACTTGCCCTTAGCATCCACACCACCAATTAGGCAGATACCGACAGAGCAGTTGTTGTAACCCTTTACATGGGAACCAAGGGCCTCCAGAGGCCTACCTCTCTGAATGGTACCGTCAGTAAGAATTACAAAATGATAACCGATACCCAACCACCCCTGCTGTCTGTGCATCTGGTCAATGGTTTTCCACGTAAAAGATGGCACATTCTGAGTGGCAGAGCAGTGAACGACAAGATATTTAGTAGTCTCTCTATTCTTATAAGAGACAAAAGATTTATGCTCCTCAATCTTTGGAGCCTTGAAAGAAACCATATTTTAATTAACCTTTATTAAGAAGAATCCCTTCAGGGATTACCTTGGGAGCCTCTTTAATCCATTCAAGGGGGATTGTTTTGTCGGAATACTTGATCCCATTCTTTTCACAAAAGGACGCATAAGTCGTTCTGCTTCCTTTGTAAATAGGAGTTTTGGATCTGCTAAAGACAAAGCGAATGTCCAACTCAGGGTGTTGAGCCTTAATTAAAATATGTTTCTTCCTATCTTCAGAATCCCATACACCTTTAGTTTCTATGAGAATCCCATTAGGCAAAACGAAGTCAGGAGTATATTTGTGCTTACTTGCGGGCACAATATACTCCAGATACTTCTCCTCATAATGAGGCTCAATACCGAAGGCCCTGAGGGAGTCTGAGACTTTCTCCTCAAGGCCACTTCGGTAAGTTCCCCTGTTGTGCATCCTCTTTTTACTATAGGCCGCACTACGGGTAGTCATTTATTCACTTAAATGCTTTGCATTTATTCATTTATAAATGCTTCGCATTTATTCCCTTAAATGCTCATTAAACAGGTTGCTACGAGAAGGGAGCATAACCTTACACGCATTAGAAACCTCATCGCTATGAATGTCATATTCATAGTGATGACCATTGACACGAATGAAGTAGTCATCACCCTTACTCAGAATCTGACCAACCAGTAGGTCGGGACGACAGAAGCACTCTGAGGCTTCAAAATCACCCTTAAACATGACAAGGACGCAGGCACCCTCAACACCACTAAGATCCTTGCTAAAGAATTCCTCAAGACTGTAAGGCTTATCGTACTCGACACCTTCTTTGTCTTCAAAGATAAGATCCTTATCCTTGACATAGAACGTGAACGAGTAGGGCAGCACATCGTAGATGAACTTAGCATCATAGAAGGAGGTGTTATTCTTGAAGTCCTTCTTATCGTTCCCTGCAAAGGAGCAATAAAAGTCAATTGGTGCCTTACCATACTTTTCAATGTGCCAGTTGTAAGTCTCAATTGCGGACTCAAGAGCCTTTTCAAGGCCTTCCTCAGTAAGGAGGGCACCGAGCCCTTCAAGAATCTTACGTCCGAAAGTAAACTTAATCATTTAGAAATCTCCGGGGACATCGTTGTCAACATCTTCAAAGCTCTTAGGGGAATCCTCAGGCTCCTCTCCGTTATAACCCTCTTCCTCTTCAAAGCCATAAGAGGATGCAGAGGCATCACCGAACTCATTCAGAGAGATAACCTGAACTGCAAGGAGGCGCAGGGAAAGCCCACAGGTACGCGTAGATGGCATGTAATACGGGTTGGCAGTGAAGGACACCTTGATGACACTATCTCGACCGATGTTGACATCAATGGGCTTCCCCTTAGAGTCAAACTGTCGGATCTTGACGGGAATCTTGGAACCATCCTTCTTCGTGATGACCGCCTTCTGCTTGAACTTCATCACAATGCGACCTTCTTCATCCTTTTCGTAGATGTCCTGAGTCACCACCTTGCGACCCTTCGAGATCGCATACAGGACATCGTCGTCATTCTCATAGAAGTCCTCAAGGATTGCCTCGAGCTTAGACACGAGAGCGTTAGTCTTCTCGTCATCTTCCATGACAAGATTAACTTTGTAGTCACCCTCTGGATTGAACTTCGTGTCAGGAGTCTTAATAGAGGGATACTGTGCGAGACCCTTGGGGGTCGTGAAACGATTGTTGTTGCTAGACATTAATTACTTCCTTGTTTGTTTAACCTAGGGAGGCTTGGTTACTCTCCCTAGGAGTATGGGTTTTATTTGTTTAACCTAGGGAGGCTTGGTTACTCTCCCTAGGAGTATGGGTTTTATTAGCTATGACTAGCTGTCGCTAGCTAAGGCTAGCTAAAGGCATACAGGGACTCCTTGACTCGCTCAAGATCAAGGTTTCCCTTAGAGGGAATCTCAGGGAGCTTGTCGACCATCTTAGGAGACAAAAGGTTTTCAATGTGGTCATGAAGATCCTGCAGAACATCATTGTTGCTGTAGGTATCTACAAACACTTCCCTAACAGTCGTAAACATGATGTCACCATGCCCCGCAGGAGCACCATAGGAGTCATGAATCATCGCAAAGGACTTGACACCCTTGTCGACACAAGCGCACACCGTGAGCATCAAATGGGACGCATCCATGCTATGGACGTAGTTGGGTGCAATACCTTGCTTCTGCTTTCTGGTGTCAATCTCGGGGGTACTCTCGTACACCACGGGATTGATAGAGGCACCTTCCTCAATCTGACTGTCTTCCTTGAATGGCTCCTTGACTCGAATGGTTCCAGTCGTGAAAGTCCTGAGTTGCTTGAGCACAACCTTGTTGTACTTCTGTTTTACAGGGAATCCTGCAGGGGTAATCCAATAGGTAGACAGACTTTGGCCGTTGATGTCCTTGTCCTGAGCGAGGAGACCGCTTGCAACCTGTAGCCAATCCATAGCCTCTACAGCTTTCACTACGACACCTTGCAGGGCTTCCCAGATCAATCCAGCCATATACCTAGCGGACTGGCTAGGGCGACTGAATGCCGTGGGATTCTTTGAAAGAGCGGGGTAAATAGTGTCTTCCAAAACCTGTTCGGCAAAGCCAAATCTACTAGAGCCATAGCAGAGCGTCATAGTGCTACGCTTAGTCACCTTGCGGGTAACTCCGTGCTTGAGCCATTCCGTGGCCATACTGCGGGTGCCCTTCTTCAGGTAATCAGCACCGTCTTCAGTTTTAGCCATGGTGTCATCGGTACCATTGTCATAGTCCTTTTTAAGCAACTCGGTGACCTTGGTAGCGACAATGCCATAGATGTCATGAACATGATCGTCAGGCATGAGGTTGACGGCTTCCCCACCGACTTCATCCCGAAGCATCGCAGAATAATGCTGTAAGCCAGAGCAGGAGCCATCAAAGGCAATAGGGAGGTGAGACACGTAAGAGTCACCCTTATCCAGATAGTCCGCCCACTCAAAGCAGAACGCAAGGAATTCCCAAGGGGAATCCGTCTCAGTCCATCGGAGATCCTGCAAGGGATCCTTGGCAATCGACAGAATCATGTCGGTGTTCTCATAGACCCAAGTAATACGCTCTTCAAAGGGTTTCTTGTCAAGTCCGTAGCAGTTAGCACCCTGAAAGGCCAACCAAGTATGCCCATTCTCACCAAGAGGCACCCCCTCGGCAAACTCAATGAGGGCTTTAGTAAAGTCATTGCCTTGAGGGCTCAACTGGGTCAAGGGATAGACACGGCCACGGAAATCAAGATTATGGGGGAAATAGATTTCCTTGTCGTCCTTGTAGGTGTTAGCCAGTGCGAGGACACCATTCACAAGGTAACGCTTGCTCTTACGCTTATTGTCGTCCTGATAGTAGTGCACCATAGCTCTTCGCCAATCACGTTGTACCTCCTCGTTAGTGTCTGCCTCTGCAGGCCTCATAGGAGGCTCCGCAGGGATCGCAGAGGGCATCTCAAGGCCCTCAGGAATGTGAGCCCACGAGCACACCAAATTGGCCACGTCGAGCACCCTACGGTTGATTCGCCAAGCCGTAGACTGGATGGCATTGACAGCCTTGTACACGGTAGGCATATCAACCTCATCGTAGAGCTGTGCACACTCCCTAGAGGGCATTCTAACAAGCTGTATGGGCTTCTTGAGGTTGATTAGGTAACCACCATCAAAAGGGGTAGACCACGGCTTAGGAGGGATCACCATGGGCCGATTTTGGAACATGAGACTAGCCGTTTCCTTGTCCTCGTGTTCCAAATACGTCAACACGTCAGGGTCAAGACAGAAAATGTATTGTACGTTTTTGTTGTCATTCATAGTTTTCTCAAGGGCACCTAAGCCAGTAGACACGATGAAAATGTCTACCAACTTAAGACCTACTTGGACCCTGTTAGCATTACCCCACTTGTTCCATCTCTTGAGTCTCTTTTCGTCTGCTAGGAGCCTTTCTTTGTTTTCGACAAAGCGCTTTTTGAACAGCATGGAAATACGCTTATTAAGCCCTGCCTTGAACACGCTAAACTCTTTCTTATCCATGGTGCTCACTACCATCTTGAATCGCAGTTCATCCTCAATAGCTTCGCCAATTGCAGAGGACAATTTGGTTAAAGACACGATTCCAAGGGAATTTTCAATGATGGTTCTAATGGAAATGAATGCGATTTCTTCGGAAGACAAAGACCGAATAAGGGATGCCATCACATGACGCTTACCGGGCTTGCCAGTATCTACTTCCTTGAACCACTTATCAAGGGCCTTAGTCATGACAGGGATTGCTTCACTAATCAAGACACGACTTGCACCCATACTGCCAAGAGCACCGCTTTCAATGGCCTTATTACGCTTAGACATGAAAGCATTGTAGGCATTTTCCTTGCTTTCAAGTTCTAATTCAATTTCCCTGTCTACACGGACTTTGCCGTATTTAAGACAAAGATCTTCATATTCATTTTTACCATCAATTCTAAAACTATTCAATTTATCATAAGACATAGGGGTTACCTTTAGTTATATCTATAGATCTTTTATACTCTTTTATATAGGGTTATATAGGTGATGATGTAGGATATTATCCATAATTAAACTATAGACTCCCATTGTTTCCTTTAGATTTCTTTAGGAATCTATAGATCTTTTATACTCTTTTATATAGGGTTATATAGGTGATGATGTAGGATATTATCCATAGTTAAACTATAGACTCCTATTGTTTCCTTTAGATTTCCTTAGGAATCTATAGATCTTTTATACTCTTTTATATAGGGTTATATAGGTGATGATGTAGGATATTATCCATAGTTAAACTATAGACTCCCATTGTTTCCTTTAGATTTCCTTAGGAGTCTATAGCCCCTTTCACTCTCTCCCTAGGAGTATGTATTTTATTAAATTCTTCGTGTCTACTCTAATCATTGATTTTACCTTTTTCGATGTACTCACCGTTGACCTCGATGGAATCGAATTCTTCGAAAGTAAACAGCCAGTCAGAATAAGTCAGGTATTTGTTTCTGTCTTTCTCTGCGGATTCTCCTGCCTTGTGTCCTGCTCTGAACGCGTATTTGATCATATTGCCCTTAAGGAATCCAATGAATTCCTCATGAGATAATACATTGAGCATCAATTCAATAGGCTGAACAGCTCCCATATAATGGGTACTGGTTTCAGGCTTTCCACTGTTAATTTCTTCCATTTTGTCTCCTTTTAGTAATAGATTCCCATAAGTTTGCAAATAAAGACAAACAAGGGAAAAATTCCAAGAATGATCGCAATTCCAATGAATACAATCAAGTATTCTTTAAGATTAAGCATTCTTTTCAATCTCTTTAATATGGTTATTCCACATGGACAGAATTGCACTCATAACAGAGCCGTGCATGGATGCCACACCGACAAGAACCATAGCTCCGCCTTTAGTGTACTTGAAGATCCTGCCTACGACTTCCTCACTTCCTTGATACATACCCGAAAAAGTGTAGATCGGTTCGCAATCGGTGCTAGGATGATTAGCTACGAATGTTACTATATACGTCCCGTCCTTCCAGCGATAGAAAAGAACAGAGGCTACGTCAGAGCGTTCGATGACGGTGGTGGTGCGAGTATACATGGTATATCCTCTGGACGCTCCTAGGGCTTTCTATGGCTCTCCTAGGGGCATTGTTTATGGTGAGTGTTGGTCGTGTTATTGTGCCATCTTGATCTGGATTACCCTACGGGCTTTTCCTTTGTTATTACCATGGACTTCAAAGAGTACCACGGATTCCCTGTCTCTGGAGCAAAGACGACATTCCTTGCAGGTGATGGCTTCGTCTCTGTCTCCCTTGTCCAACCACAGGGCACCAGTGAGGACATTCGTCAAGTCATCCATCTTTTGATCCTTTGATCTTTTGATCCTTTGATCTTTTGATCTTTTGATCCTTTGATCCTTTGATCCTTTGGTTTGAACATGGGGTTATTATAGGGCACTTTGTATAGGGCACTTTGAGCTTTTATGCAAGGGCTTATCACGCAAGTGCTTATCACGCAAGTGCTCATCACACAAGCCAGATCCTCACGCATTCTGCGAAGGTTCCGGTGATTTCGTCTTTGCAGAAGACAGGGCTGATCGTCCCGTCTTCTTCTTCGTCGACGATGATGGATCGACCTTGCACTACAACCTCATCAAACTGGGCGACCATGGCGGCCTCTCCGA